ATCGCCGCCGCTGTTGGGGAAAGATTAAAGACTACATAAAATAAAAACTTTTGCTTAGGTAGTAAACGAAAGTTACCGTCTCTAAAAGTCCTAGAGGCGTGTTGGTAATCTCTTAGGCTCTTTCTACCAGTCAGGGCGTTCAAGAATGCGTTCATGCCCGCCATGGTATTATCCTTATCCTGTGATTACTGATCCAGCCGCTCTAGCCACTGCCGCTCCGATACCGCCACCACCTGCGCCTGCTGGGATTTGTACAGCATTGTCAAATCTTACAGACATAGTAATAGTAGCCGCTTCTGAACTAGCATAGTTTAGGTCGTTGTAATTAACGTTCTCAACATAGCAACCATATAATTCCCACTCTTCTAATGAAGTAGGACTAGCCGCACCGTTACCACCATCTAATATTTCAAAACGTGTGATAAACTTATAGTCGATACCAGCACTTGCTGAAGCCTGTTCTAAGAAGTCAAATTGCTTCTGAACTTGCTCACCAACAAGTTTTGTTACATTACCTGAAACGTCATCTCTTAAATTAACTGTGATAGGATCCCATGTGTGTTTACCAATGATGTTAATCTTTGAGTTGTACACATCAACAGGAATCTGTTCAAAGTTTACGCTCGGACGGGTGACATCCATCACCTGTTTAGTAAGTTCTGCTTTTGATGTTGTAACACCGAAATTCTCAAAACTCACTCTAAAGCGATATTTAAGTTTTGGCATAAGTAGACCTTGTGACGAAGCACTCTGTCCACCTGCTAGAGGAACAGTAAATTTGTTCAATGAACTTACTGACATTTTCGCGTCTCCTTTTCTATATTATTATTTATCATATATTGGGACCAAAAAAATAGGGCCCAAAATAGGCCCTATTTTAATTAAATTATTTTTTTAAATTACCCTGATATTGAACCAGTATTTTGAATTCTAATCGGAATGTAAATGAACTCAACCGCTTTTACAGGCTCAATAGCAACGTCTATGTACAGTTCGTTTCTATCAATTCTGTCTGCTGTGTTGTTTGTTTCATCACAAACTACTAGGTAATCAAAAAGACCACGTTTTGCTACTAGATCGTTCATTAGTGATTCAACTACACCTTTTACTTCATCTCTAGTTAACTTATCGTTTGGTTCAAATACAAATGGTTTTGTAATTTCGCCTAGTCTTTCTCTTACATAAGCAACAAGTCTTGCCACGTTAATTCTATCTAATGCTGAAGCACTACCATGACGTGTTTTGTTACCAAAGTTAAGAATACCTGATCCTGGGAAAAATGCTATCGGGTTTACTTTGTTTTCGTATAAAGTATCTCTTAGAGATTCTCTAATACCAACTGTTTTAAATTCACCCTCTGCTGAATCAATGTAACCTAATGCTGTAGCGTTATCAACACCACCACGTCTTGTACCTGCTGGAGCAAACCATGGGAAAGACGCCTCATCTGATCTAATTAAAGTTCTTAAGATCATGTGTGACGGTGGAACAACAATGCCATTACCATCTAAGTCTGTAGTTCTTCCTGATGGATAAAATACACCTAAGTAAGTATCCGCTGTTACTAAACCATCTTCGTTGTTGTCAACAGCAAGAGCAGTATTGTTTGCCCAATTTTGAACATCAGTACTGTTAGGTGCTAATCTAAACGGAGTATCACCAACTATAAAGCCTGTGTTACGTCTTTCGTTGTTTAGTTTAACCATGTTTTGGATTAATTCAGGATATCCTGGAACTGCTAATACGTTGAAGTTTCTTTGTTCTTCACGTAATTCGCTTGATGTATCCATTGTAGATTTCATTGCTGAAACAATTACGTTACGCTGAGCAAATCTACCCATAAACGGAGATCCATCATTTTTTAATCCTGATACTGTTACCCAAGCATTTTTTTCTGCTGGAAGAGTATCATCTGGATAATCTGTAGCATTAAAGTAGTTTTTCTTATACTGTTTGACGTTACCAGAACTTCTTCTTAAGTTAAATGCCAACATACCTTTTGGATATAATGCGGCACTTGGAGCATCAATGTCTAAGTAGTTACTTGATTGTAAAGTAGTAATTGGTGTTACATCTGCTGTAGTAACATCATCTGAGCCACTGTCATGATATCTAAAGTCAGCAAACAAAATACCGTTTTCTGTAGTTTGATCACCGTTATCAATTAGTACCCATTTGTCTTCGCTATCTACTGATTCCCATCTGTAAATTTTTGGATAGTCATCTAAGTTTGATGTGCTAATCCAAATGTCACCGTATACTAATGCTGTTTTGTCTGTTTGTTCAGTAGGTTCACTTGCTGAAATAATTGGACCTTTAGGGTCTGTATTTGACAAGTTAAATCCTCTAGCATCTGAAGTTATAGTTTTATAACCTTTCCAAGCAGTACCATCATGAATCATAATGTCAGCATCTGTGAATACACCATTGTACCACATTGTGCCATCTGCTGGATCGCTAGTAGGTTGAGTTGAACCTGCTGTGTAAGTAAATGTTTTCCAGTTTGAAATAATAAACTGTGAAGCAACAGAACCATCTTTAACAGTGTCCATTGAGTTACTGAAACCAGCATCACCTAATGGAGTACCTACTGTTACATCAATTACAATAACTCCGCCATCATCATGTTGTAATGTAATAGCATTTGTTTTTGAATCTCTTGTACAAGTTAAGTCTGTTATGTTTAAAGCGTTTACATCTGCTACAAAACTTTCAGCAGTTGTACCACTTAGTGTTACTGTTTGTGCTGTAGTTAAGTTACCAGTTGAGTCACTTACTCTAATGTTAAAAGCATCAGAGGCAGTCAAAGTTGGATTTGCTGTACCTGTTGCTTTTGTTACGCCTTTAGCGTGTCTTACATAGAATCTGTAACCTACTCTATTGTTTTCTGCTGGATCATATTGTACATATACTGCACCTTCAGGAATGTTAATACCATTACCTGCTTTGTCTAATGCCTCGCCTGCTTTGTAATCATTTTGATAAATTGGAGCCGACACTGCCTCAAACAATCCTGTTGTAGCATTGTATTTGCTGATTGAGAAACTAGCACCTAAGTTAGGTGTTGTAGTTTTAATCCATGTTGATCCACTTGGTCTTGGAGTAGAATCACCTGATTTAAATTCAGGTACGCTTGTATGTGGTGCTATTGATAAAGTCGGAGCATAGTAAGTTCCTGCTGTTAGGCCTGCGTCTGTGAGGATCGTGCCAGTACCATTTGCTAGGACTACTTTGCCAAATGTTGAACTATCATCTGTAGCATCACTGTCTGCTGATATTTCTATTTTATTATTCACAACACCTGCTGTTACACCTGGTATACCTGCATTAATAATGCTTGTACTTAACTGTGCTAAAGTTGTGCCTGACAACGTTACAGTTTGACCATTAATTACAATCGTATGACCGTTTGTTAATGTAGGTGAACTTGCTGTGCCTTTAATTGTTGGAAATGCTTTTTGCCATGCTTTTGTACCAACCTGTACCCATGTGTTATTCAATCTCTTGTAGAACAATGGATTTTGTGTGTTAGTAGCATCTATGGCATAAGAGCCAATATTTCCATAACTTGTTTTTGGTGCTCCTGAATCAATGTCGTTTGCATCAGTAATTACATTAGGAACAACATTACTAAATTTTTGTGTTGATTCATTCCATACTTGAACACCGTATAGTGTTTTGCTTGTATCAAACCAGTAAGTGCCATTTGCTGGTTTACCTGTTGGTCTACCACTTGAACTTGCTAACTGTCCTAAGTCAACATCTGCTCTTGTGATGTACGCTCTGTTTGATACACCTAATAAACTGTACGCCGACATTAAACCGTATTCGTTTAGTTCATTTCCGTGTAACGGTGTACCGCTATTTGATTTGTAAAAAGTAGGTTCACCAAATGTAGAAACTAGTTCTCTTTGGCTACCAATTAAATAAGTCTTCTCGGCATTTGCCTTAGTAGTACCAGCCGCTGTTCCTGAGCCAGTTCCACTTTTTTTGTCTTGGGCTGAAGCAATTACAAGCATTGGAATCGTACCAACTGCCGTCGGGGCGTATTGGGATTCGTCTGTAACGCTTACTTGTATACCCGGTGATATTAAAGCCATTTTATTATCCTCACATTGGTTAATTTTTATATAATGTATTTATTGTTTTTGTCTTAAAATGCTCAAAAAGAATGCCCTTTATAAAGGGCACCACCGTATAAATACTCGTATGAGCAGGCCTAATTGTATACAGTGTGGTAAACCAGCCGCGGTAAATTACAAAAGAAACAAAAAAATTTACTACAGAAAACTATGTGATGGTTGTGTAAGAAGTAGTAAAAAACCAACCACTTATCGTAGTTTAGGTTACATCAAGAAAAAAGAATGTGACCATTGTGGGTTTGAAAGTAATCACCCTGAACATTTTCTTATATGGTACTTAGATGGTAACAAAGCAAATCAGAGAATTAACAATTTAAAAACTGTTTGCTTAAACTGTAAAGTGACTATTAAAAATGAAGGTTGGCGTGTTACCGCTGGCGATTTAGTTCCTGATTAATATGCTCATATAACTCATCTACAGAACCTGTATTGTTTATAGTAGCATCAAACTCCCAGCCTGCCCAACGCCATTCACTAGCATGAACTTCAGGATGGTTTTTACCCATATTGTTAGTATTTTCTGTGTTATCTTTTTTAGCAGTTTCCCACCAATCAGGACGTTTTACACTACGCCATACGTCCCAAATTTGTCCGCCAAGATCTGTAACCATTTGTAGTTCGTTA